ACTGAATAAATTTATTACCTATAAACCAATCTGCTGTGCTGGTTCTGAACTGAACCAACGCCATAGACCCAACAGTACTATTATCATTTTCTATTCGCAGACCGTTGCCGCCCCAATCCCCTCCACTGCCTCCGCTAAAGGAAGTGTCTGAATTGTCGAAACGTAGGTCTAATTTATAGTACGGAGCATTTGTTCCTATACCGACATCACCGCCAGCATCAATACGTACAGCTTCTGCACCATTAGCTGACCGCAAAGCAACTTGCCCGTCTGCAACTTGAGTACCTAATGTTAACAGCTTATCATTAGGCGCATAAAATATATTAGCTCCATTTGCATCTGAAGCAGAACCAAAAATTAAAGATCCATATCCATTATTTGCGGAAAAAATTTGTATACCAGCACGATCATTATTTCTTATTACTAGTTCTTGGGCATCACCATCTGCCGCAGCATCCACCGTACCATTAGATCCTACAATATCTAGTGTTCCGGAAGGTACCGTATTTCCGATACCTATGTTACTCCCATTATCATAAATAATCGAATTACCGATTGTATCGGAGTCTTCCCACTTTGGAACATAGTTGGCGGTTCCGTTACCCCCAACACCCGACAAAACTTCCTCAATCATCTTCCATTGAGGACCATCTTCCTTACTTGTTAAGACATAACCATCAACTCCTGTGGAGTTTGTTGAGTCGTAAAGATAACCGCTGATTATAGCGTCGCCAGCAACATGAAGTCTGTGCTCTGGTGATGTATTATTGATTCCGACATTACCATCTGTATTTATTAAAAACTGAGAGCTTCCGCCTTTTTGTATTTGGAAATTATTGTCCCCGTTACCTGCGAATGATCTATCTAGAATAAAGTTATGGTTACCATCACTATCTGAATCTTGATCTGCTCTTATCTTACAATTATTATCATCTACTATAAACTCTAGGTCTTGACCTGTATCTCTTCCAACTACCAACCTAGCTCCATAGCTAGGAAGTGCTGTAGAATCTATTATCCTAACCGGCCCACCTTCGACATGAAGCTTTGCAAGAGGAGCCGTTGTTCCTATGCCAACATTGCCGTCAGATATAATCCTAACAGCCTCAACCCCATTACCTGCTTGGAACGCAAGGCTATCATCAGGATTAGTATTACCAATAGTCATAAGACTAGTGGCATCACTATATTTTATTTCGGCTCCTGTAGCATCGTTTGGAGAAGCAAAAACAATTCTGGAAGTGTTAGCTGCTGCGGTAGCAATGGTAATTCCTGCGTTTCCATTTCCTTCGACTATTAGAGTATCCGCTGTTGAATCATAAACGAATGAGCCCGGGTTAGACTCACGAATATGCAGTTTGCCAGATGGAGCATTTGTTCCTATGCCGACATTAGCATGAGTAACAGTAAGAATCTGAGGTATGTTTGAAGTGCCATGTTCTCTACCTCCAATATGGACCATACCAGCATATTGCCCGTCTCCCGCATTAGGTCGACTCGCCCATACCCCTGCTAAAACAGTTTGTGTTTCGCTACTGTTATATGCTCCTCCAAAAGCAATGCCTCCAGCATGGCCATTCGCATAGGTATTAGACGAAGATATTACTACATTTAAATTCAAGCCATTCCAACCACCTGTAGTAGCACCTAAAACGTGCAATCTATGACTAGGTGAATTTGTTCCTATTCCAACATTACCGTTACTATTAATAACAAGCCTATTAGTTCCGGCTAAATCTATGCTAAATCCGGCGTTTGAAACTCCAACAATAGCGGGAATAAAGTCAACTGTGTTACCTCCGGCAAAATTACTGTTTAAACGTAGTCCTTTTTCTCCACCGCTTGTTATATAACTTTCTAGCTTTCCTCCGGGAGTTGTGGTTCCTATGCCAACATTTCCATCAGCGATAACCCGCACATGCTCACTACCGTCTACTTCTAAAGTAAGAAAAGAACTTGCTGTCTCATCACTAGCGTCAGCTTGTAGTTTTAATGCGCCGTCGGATGCGTCTATATAAGCTAATGGGGTTCCCGACGCGTCACTATCTCTAAATCTTATTATAGGACTACTACCGTTTATCATTAGCATGTTGAGAGGATTATCTGTCCCTATACCAACATTACCCGCTTGATTAATTGAAACATTAGCGGCTCCTGCACTGGTGAAAGTTAATGTATGATCTGTCCCACCCGTAACTTGAGTATCATTTTTAATTCTCCACTTTGTCGCGCCTGCCGCTTCCCACCTTAAGGTAACGTCAGTGGTTGCGCCGGAAGAGTTCAATGTAGCGTCGCCATAAACCTCAAGAAGATATTGAGGATCATTTGTTCCTATACCGACATTACCGTCATGCAATATGCGCATCCTTTCAACAGGGTTACCGGTTCCCCCTGTAGCATGAGTGTAAAATGCCATGTCCCCCACGTCATGAACGGAAGTGGAATTTTTTATTACTGATATTTTTCCTAACTTCTCATTAGCGTTATGATTTTCAAATACGATAGACCCTACCGCTCCTGAACTTGCAGCAGCTCTATAACCTTCTAAATGCAGTTCGGCTTCTGAATTGCCCCCACTGTTACCTTGAATTTTGACGACAGGAGTTGCCGAGGCATTGTAGATGTGCAGAAGAGTTTCTGGGCTATCTGTTCCTATACCGACATTACCGTCAGATGCAATGCGCATTCGCTCATTGGCACCAGCAGTATAAAACTGAATGTTTTGATAACCACTACTGTTATCTCCGCCATCATCCGCATATAGCTTTAAGTTAAAATCTGATTTAATTGTGCCATCTGCCCCACTAGTATCAAATTTCAAATAACCATCTGATCCTCTAACATGTAATTTTGCTCCCGGACTACTTGTTCCTATCCCAACATTTCCATCATACTGAATCGTCATCCGCGTGTCTGCTATAGTTGCACTATTAGAACCATCTTGAGCGTTATTAAGAAGATGTATTTTTCCTCTAGCCGCACCGTCCTGACGTTCAAATACTAAAGCTGACTTCCTGTAATTTTTATTAGCTTTCTCTAAATAACCAAAATGAATACCTCCCCAATTATTAGTAGATGAAGTTTGAAGGGTCATTCCGAATGACGCTGCAAATTCATTATATGCGCCTTGATAAACATCCAAGCTATACTGCGGTGTGGCATTCCCAATACCAACATCAGTAGCGTTATCATACAAAACTCCAGAAGTTAGAGTATCCTCATCAGACCAACGAGCTACATAGTTTGCAACACCGGAACCTCCAACGCCCGAAAGAACTGATTCAATATTTTTCCAATTAACACCAGTTGTTCCCTCGTTAGTGAGAACCATACCTCCATTACCTACGGAGTTGTTAGAATCATAAATGATTCCACTCATGGCAATGGTGTTAACTGAGAGCTTACTGCCATCAAAAGTTAAATTGGCATTCCCGCCGAAAGCTCCTGCATTGTTATATTGAACTTGAGTATTAGATCCTCCCGGAGATCCTCCTCCACCTCCTCCCGCAAGGGTAGTCCAAGTTCCATTCCTTAAGACTTTTTGAGAGAGGCTACCGGTATTAATAAGATATGCGCCATCAAGCACCCCTGTAGGTTCAACGTCACTTCCGCCTACTACAAATCTGTCTCCTGCATATCTCGTAATTGCCATAACTATACAAATTTAAAATCAAAACCATAAAAGGCTCCGCTATTATATACTCCGTCAACTGTGGAAACATTTATCTCTATTATATAATCCCCAGCTGTTAAGCCGTAACGGATACCTGTTCCTATGCCGTTTACCGTAGTATAACCGTCTCTACGGGTCTCTTGACTTACCGCTTCTGAAACGCTACCCCTAGGCTCCCCTTTAGGGCTATCAGTAGTGTTTATTATAGAAGGGTCAGTCCCTGAATAAAGTTTTACTTGCTGCATATCGTAATTAGGAATACCTTGGGCCGCTAATCCTAAAACGTCTCTATTGTCCTCAGGAGATCTTCCTGATAATAAAAGAGTACTATCGACAGACAGTTCCATTGAGTCTCTATACTGACTTCCAAAATATATATTCTCGCTGTTATAATCTTCTCCTAGTCCTGAACAGGAGACCTCCAAAGTTTTAGTTGAAGATAAAGTGAAAGATCCTGTTGCGTTGCCGCTTTGAACGAAAGGGTTATATATATCTTTTTTGTTAATTGCATCCTTACTGTAAGCCGTTTTCCAGTCGGCTTCAAAATTGGCCCCTAAACTAAGGCCCGAAACCCCTATTTCCCACGGATTATCTCTATGATAAGAACTAAGATTGTTCTCCCCTCCATCGTCGTATCCGCCACTCAGATACCACCCAAAATAAGGCTCACTAGTGCCACCGGCGCCCACTTGCCAATTATTACTGTTATAATCAAAAGGGCCGTACTCATAACCTTCGGCTCCAACCACGAAAGGAAAAGATGTTTTAAACTGTTGGGGTATGTTGACATCATCAGGATGCACATTATTCCCCCTGCTCCAAACCATACCGGTTTCCCACGTTATAGAAATTCCCTCCGAAGAATCTTCAGTAGGTTGCTTTTTCCAAAATGCTGTAGGAAAAGTTGACATTAATAAACATATCCAGTTACCGCGGACGCAAATATTCCAGTATTTATCCTCACAAAAGTATAAACGTTTGTTCTGTCAGCGGCGATAGAAGGAGCTGTATTAGAATATTCGCCGCCCCACACCACCGCACTTCCCGAAGCAAAAGTTGCTGTTCGAGGGTTAGAAGCATCAGTGTTTTCTACATACATTGTCAGAGTTTGACCATCACTTACGTTATTAAAATTAAAAGTGGTATTACTCGATATAGAAGCGTAGGCGATATTAGAGATAGCCCAATTCATTCCTACTGGATTCCCCATTACTAATACTTGATTAGGTACACTGTGAATAGCCCCCTTAACGTTTAAAGAGGCATAGTCACCTACAGTTCCCGTAGCTTGAATTTCATTAACAATTAACTTACTTGAAGAATCTATTTCTAAATTTCCTCCAGTTATTGTCACGTTTCCCGTAATAGGAGTGTCTGTTAGATCTAGAGATGGAGCATTAATATCTACCGTGCTCGCTCCAGAAAGGATCAAATCGCGCCCCGCTTTTAAAGTAAGATCATCTGTTGCCGTATCGTTTCGTACATAAGAAATGGAATTATAAAACTCTATATCATCTACATCTTCAATGTCAAAACCTTGCATTTTTAGGGGTTCAGTAGCTGTATGATTCCCTAAGTCGTCTCCACCAACAGGAGAAGCTATACCGCTGCCAGTAGTTAGCAGTCCATCAGATTTTCTTATCATTACGTAGCCATAAGTGTCAGGACCTGCAGCGGTACTATTAACATAACTTGAATTATTTAAATAAACATTAGTTGTTCCTGAAACGTATATGGGATTACCCGCTGAATCAGCTGTCGGTAGCGGACTTACGACATATTCTGCTACCTCCAGAGCGGAAGTATTAAGAGTGGTATAAGGGCCACCGTCGTTCCCTGAAGCTACGGGAAATAGGCACGTGTCGGTAATTCCGACTTCGCCCATTGCCGTAAGTTGAGATATCTTTTTATTTGCCATTTTTCCTTAAACCTTATTATAATATACACTATTTTAATACGGAGGAATTAGATTTGTTACTAATAACGCTTCCGTCTCTTGCTGGAGATAGTATCCTTCATTATCTCCCCCCTCTAAAAGTACAAAATCTTCTACTTTTTCCATTCCTAACACTCCGCTGATGAATAAACCTTTATCCCTATTGTCAGGATCTATTTCTACCGAAAATGAAGCCTCAAAGGTTTTACTTGGGCCTATAGATGCCGTATAACCAAAATTTTCACATTTAGCTTTTTTAAAAGTATATCTAAGCGCTTCATCTTGTTGTAAGATTGGAATAGCTCCTGCGTTTACTGGTGCATCTAAAGTTCCCGGACATCCTTTCGGATCTACTTTTATAGTAAAATCATAACCGCTATTTAAAGCTACTAAGTCTACGAGAGATCCACTATTGCCTGATTCGATAATACCCCCGATAGAAAGATTTCCGTAAATAGGGCATGTGGCAGGAGTATCAACGGGGAACTTATATCCCAAATTATTTAAAGGTTCCCTGTTGAAATCTATACTTATTTCATAATTTTGAATATGAAGTTTATTAAAATCTACCCCTAATCCGGAAAAAGAATCTGTAGTAACTGTTATGTCTCCCGGCTTTAAAGCTGAATAGCCCTCTTCCGATAATGAACGAGGTATAACTACCTCATTAACAGGGCTTATAGTGCCACTATGGGACTCAATGTTGGGGGCAGTAAAACCACTTCCACTTAAGTCAAAATTAGTATTGTAGCATATATATGAAGCAGCGGCTCTTGGGAGATCTCCTACCGCAGCTTCGGTAGCGTAAGAATTCAAATAACAATTTCCAAAAGAGATAATATGATAATCTGGAGCGGTAGGATCAATACTTTGGTAAGAATCGGGATCAACAAAGTCTTCTTTAAAATAATATTTGTTTAAGTCGTTACCTTCTTGATTAACCGCTACGTATATGTTTTTACAGTCTCGGTATTGACTTAAAGGAAAATCTTCCCATGTTCTTTGAATTTTTCTTCCTTTGTCTGTTTCAAAAAAACCAGAGAGAAGAGACACGTCTTCATTATCCGAATAATATGGCTCACCGCTAAATGGATAATTGAATAAAGGGTAATTTACATTTAACCCTAAACGGGCTTCATTTTTAGTACCACATAATAAATAATTAAAATTTAGATTGACGGTAGGGTGCTGGATAATCGGCCTGTCCACAAGGCCCCTTTTATTTAATTGAGTAATGTCTCGATGAGGAGTATTGATGGTATAGCTTACTCCCTGTACCCTGTCAATAGGGTAAAGGCGATTCATTTTCGCCACTAAATTTGACGAATCGTTTATGGGTAGGCCACCCGTATAATGAAAAAAATTATAACCTGTCTCCGGAGCCGGTCCTACAAATAAGCCCTGACAACTGTAAATTACATTGGGCCGAGCCATTACTTTTCTCCTTCATAAACACTTGAATACAGGATTCCGGCTAAAAAATCATCTACTTGATGTTCGTAGGCTACGTCTTGAACTTTCTTAACCCTATCATGATTTCTATCCGTAGGTTCTGCAGCATATCTTCCCGCTTTAGCTAGCCAGTTTTCTGGATTTTCGTTAGCTATTACAATATTAGTTATTTCCTTAGCTACTTCCTTCTGCTGTTTGCTTAATCTTTTTCTATTATGAAGTTGCCTTAGGGACGCTTCCACTTCTAAATTTAGCTTATCAGATAAATTTAAATTTTCTTGTATCTTAGATAAGCTAAAATTAAGTCTAGCCTTAGCTCCTACGGGAGTTTTCGTTTCTTTTTCTTTTGGAGTTTTAGTTCCCGGCGGTCTACCTGTCATCTGTGGAGCTTTAGCTCCCCCTATTAGAGGTTGATAAAGTCCCTCCTCTTTCATTTCTTGAAATTTCTTTTGAGATTCCAACGACTCTTCAGGAGTAGGAAAACGGCCAGACTCTATCGCCTGCATTCCTTCTTCCGCGGTTAAAACTCCAAGCTCTATCAAACGACTATAGATACGAGAATATACAGAAGTATCCCTCAAATCGACATCTTCAAAATGAGCATCGGGATAATTCTTGAATCCCATCTCTTTCGAAATCCTTCTTATTTCAGGCATTAAGAAATTCTCTAAGAAAACCCTTCGGCCTTGCTTAAGTCTCTCCATGAATACTTGAACCTTAATACTGGTATTAGCAAATTTTTCATCACTAAGAAGAATATTATTAAGCCCCATTTGGATATCTTGATTAACTACATCATATTTTTTAGGATCAAGAATGTTTCCAATATCAGGAATAACAAATTTGGCATCTGTAGTATAATCTGAAATAAGAACCCTCCCCACAGACTCATTCTCAAAAAGCTTTTGCATCGCCATGAGATTCTTTTGGTTCACGCCTCCATCTTGAGGTTTTGCCCCCATAGTGATGAGTAGAATGGCTTGATTTGTAGTCCTAGCTACCGCCATATCCATTTGCTTCATCTCTTGCTTCCAGTTAATATCCTCTAATACCGGATACCCCATAGGAACAGCAAAAGGTTCGTAGTCTTGTTTTTTATAGAATACGGCAACGAGCTTATCAGTATTAAGAGGAATGGTCACGGCGCTCATTCCTACTCTTTTCGTATCGTTGATTAATTCTTTAGTTTGCTCTGGTAAACTGTCAAATACTTCCTGCTGCTCTTCAGTTTGTGGATGACGTAGTAATTGGAGCTCGTAATCGGTCACCACTTTATAATATACTCCACTGCTAAAAGAAATGCTTCCTTGTAGCTGAATATCAGAAGGATTCAAGATTATATACTTAGAAGGAATTTCAATAGTCTCAGAAGCTTCGGATAAACCGAAAGTTTGATTTATTTTAAAAGCGTCCGACTTATCTACTTTAGCATTAAATCTATAAAGGAAAACATTTCCAGAGCGGTAATATTCTCTAAAAAATCTACTTTGCAGGTCATCAATATTAATCTTCCTAAAAAGGGTTTCAAAAAACTCTCTAGATTTGCGACTTCCCCCTGTATAGAATAGATTACTAATGGAGAACTCGGTCATTAAATCGATAGTGTTTCTAAAAACTGAGAAATTATAATAAGCTTTTTGGCATAAAATAATAGTATCCCGCACATCTATATTGGAAGTGTTAGAAACTCCATGCGAATACTTAAAAGGAATCATCCCGTCTTCTATGTTCCTAAAACGGTCTGTTCTTGGGATATCGGCAGCCTTATTCCTGCGGGTACGCGTAGCATTACCTACGGCTTGCTCCATCGCCATCAATGGTTCCGCACCTTGTTCCGTTTTCTTCCTTACAGCCATAATTTACTTTAAATTTACACTTAAGCTATCATTCTGGGAGTAAATGTATGATTAATTTGCTCCTGTTGAGTATTTTTAAGATCATTATAGGCTTTAACTGCCCAGTTTCCTAACATTAAAGTTGTATAATTATCTCGCCTTGCCCTATTGGCTGAAGTGCTTCGCTTTAAGTGTTGTGGGAGGTCGAATGTTTGAGTGCCTTTAGCGGTAGTTTTAACTTCTATTAAGGCGCATTGTTTTTTTGTTTGGTAGATTATGTCATCTTGAAACTCGATTAAGTCGCCCTTGTTTTCGTAGGGCATCAGTTTTATAGGAACCGCCTGAGCAGAAACTTTATCAAAAAAACTACCACAAGCTGCCGTACGAGAAGCGAACCATATCCTTTTATGATCAATAGAAGCTTGTAAATACTCATTAGCTTCACGCAAGAAAGTAGTAGAGAAAAGCTGTTTATAACAAATAGTTCCCTCTTTTTTATTGTATTCGCTTTTAGCGGAAAGTAACATTTTTTGATAATCAACGCCACTTTTATCGCTATTAAAATTAAAAAATTTAATATTTATTTTATGACTTTGGAATAACTCCGATTCATTAGCGCTGTCTATAAATTGATATCCGGCATTATCAATTATAATTAATGAAAAGTTAAAATGAGTCACTAGGTAATGAAGATATTTTATATGATCCTTCAAATCTCCTCCCGCCACAGCGTAAGCATGAACTAACGTAGAATGATTACTTCTTTCTGGATCCAACTCTAATACTGACATTGCAAAATAGTCAGAACTCGGACTGTTACTAAAGCTGGGGTCAATAGCTAATATATACTCTTTATCCGTTTCCCCTTTAATTAAAGTATGTTGTTTTTCTCCGTCCGGAATCGTGCAGTCATGCATTTTTTTAGCACTAAAATAACTATCACTTCCATCAGTGAACTGAGCACAATATTCCCGTTGAAAAGAAGAGTTGGAAGAACCCCCTGACTGAGCTTCTTCAATAACCGTGCTGTCTATCATATCTGGAGGTATGGAATCAAAAGCCATTTGTGAAATAAAATAATTAGACTGTTGAATCTCCTCGGAGTAGATGTTATTCATCCATTCCTTGTAAGTTTTATAAAGGTTTTCAAAACTGAAGCTAGCTGAAGAGAGCGCTATCATTTTAGAGTTATTCTCGAAAACGATTCGGTCTTTTTCTTGCATTTGCCCTTTTTTAATTAAATCGTCTTCCATCTCACGTATCTTAATACGCTCAGCCATATCTTGAGGGGCTACGAGGAAGGGCATTAAAACAGTTTTAATTGTATCTTCAGGTAAAAGTAAAAACTCATCAAGTACTAGAATATTAGCGCGAAAACCACGTATTTTTTCACCACTGAGGGGAATTGCCGTTATAGTTCCGTCATTAATCTTCCATTCGAATTGATCGTTACGCTTTGATTTGGCTCCAAAAGCGTGAGCAAGCATCTGAGCTTCTTTAGACTCTACAATTTTTTCCAAATTGTTAAATATGAATCTAGCGGTACGAAAAGTAGGCCCAGCGATAAGAATTTTAGTGCGCGGTTCAAAAATGCACTGAAGAAAACAATATACCGCAGCGATAAAACTTTTACCGCAACCACGACCCCAAACGCACATGCTAAAATTTCGATTAAAGAAAGCTTTGAGGGTTATTTCTTGATATAAAGCTAATTTAATCCCTGAAAGCAGTTCGGTAGTAAAACCTAAATTAGAACGCATGAATTTAGCTAATGTTATTTTAGCCTGCCTGTCGGGTAATTCTCCTTTTAAATTAAGAAATTCTTCATTTAAATTCGGGAGAGGCTTTTTATATTTTTCGGGACAGTACCACATTTTATAACAATTTTAAGTCGTACGCTAATTGTAAATCATACTTTTCTTTCAATGCCCCGGAAAGTAAAAGTTTTTTCACTATTCTAACACACTCCTTCCTTCCATTCACAAAAAGAAATTGAATGTGAGAAAATTCCTGTATCAAATCCCTAACATTATGAAAGATAAAATCTGGAGTAACACGAGTATTTTTTTTATAAACATGCTTCAGCCGATTAAAAGCCAAACAATCAGAAAGACTTCTTTCTACTAAAACTACCATATAAGCCTTTTCTTCGGCCGCTCTATTTATTTCGTTCTTAAATCTTTCCAGACCTGAGCTTAAAGTACCTATTAAGTCTGGAACCGATTTCCTTTCTATATAAGTATTTTTAGTTTTCTTTTTATCATTTAAACAATAATCTCCAAACTTGAGACCTTTTACCTCAGTAGGAAAATCATCTATCTCAAGAGGATTCTGCTCCCTTGAATCTACGTAAATAAGATGATCCTTGTTAAAGGTTTCTCTGTAGTTTTTTTTCGTGGGGACTTTTTGAAATTTATTTTTATACCCTATCTCCTCGCATAAGGAATAGTAACTACCAAACAATTCCTCATAAAAAGGTATAGGGGGCATAGGTAATGTCCTCAACTCCACTTCGCTTAGAGAGTAAACTAGATTTTTTTCTTCTTTTCTTTTTATTAATAATTCCTTACAGTATTCTCTAGCGTCTGAAATAGGTATTTTTTTAAGCCAGCTTTTTAAATTCCTCTTATTGTTGAAGTCTGAAGAAAAGTACTGCTCTTTATTTTTAAATTTAATTAATTCGCCTGTATGCTTATCTTTACGCGGATAATATTTATGATAATAATCTCCAATAGATAATTTATGAGCTTTGATATGAAGATGCAATCCTCTATCTTTATCAAATTCTTTTCCACATTCTGCGCATTTAACCATTTAAAACTTCCTCTTCGCTAATACCCATTATACGAGATTTAATCTCTTCCATCGAAGAAAGTCTTTCTATTTCTGATGAAACATTCTTTTTGCGAATCTCAGCAATCTTAATCATTTTGTTTCGGGATTCTTCATCTTTCCAAAGTTCCACAAGATTCAAAATGGAGGCAGACTCTTGAAGTATCTTACTCATCCGCTGACTTCTTTTTTCTTTCAGCTCATTAAGTAGTTTAGTTTGTCTATTTACGCATTGGTTATATTCTGTTTGAGCTGTATTGATAGCCTCTACCAAACTCATCGCCATTCTTCTCCCTTCAGTATCTTCAGCGTTCTGATCCAATAGCTGCTGTAGTCTTTCTACGCGTCTTTGAATGTTAGAGGCGATAACTACTTCGGCTGAGAGCACGATGTACTGGTCAACTTCTTCTTGCGTTAAATCCGATTTATCCCACGTATACCTAACAAAACTACTCTCAAACAGATCCCTATCTGTTTCAATAACATACGTGCTCATCTGATGCAAGAACCTAAAAGTATGCATGTAGCCTATAAGAGTAGATAAATTTTTCTTAACTTTAGTAGTAATTTTTTCTTTATCTATTCCATTATGGACATATTTATTTACTCGAACTAAAGCACGAGATTCTGATTTAGGAGGGGCATACCCCCCTTCCGGAATAGCTTCTTCATTAGTGACGTCTGAATATTTTACCTTATTATCAATTGTCCCTAAAAAATCTACTAACACCTTATAACGTATATCTAAGGGGGATATACCTCTATCATCGAAAACCATGCGAGCTAATTCCATTGGCTTCATAGCGCCACAATTATTGGTAATAAACTCTTTTTGATCCTCGGTTAGTTGAGGTTTTTCTTTAGGATAATGCTTATGAGAAACTTTTGCTTTTAAGCTCCTTTCAGCTAAAAACTTTTTAACTACTCTGCCATATTTCGATCTTCCATCCCTTTTCTCTTCTGGGACATCGGGAAAAACTAACTCTATCAACTCTTTAATATAAGGAGGGTCATCGGGACGACTATTCCATTCATTAAGGAGCGCCAGTTGTTGCTCTTCAGTTAGTTCTATGTCTTTAGAGCTCATAAGATTTCAATCTCTCCCTCTTCTAACATTTTTTTCGCTTTTTGAATTATAGCTTTTTTTACGTTTTTAATCTGTTTGTATCCCGGCACACGATTTTTTTCATTTGTCTTGTACCCCATTAAAGTCGCCGCTTCCTCTTCAGACATATTATCTATGTAAAGAGCTTTGTATATTCTCCACTCAATAGGCTTTAACGTGTCTCTCATTTTAAAGTTTAACTTACGAAGAACAGAAACTACGTCCAACCCTGTATATTCAGCAGAATTTATTTCATGAGAATGATCATCAATGGAAACCGGAAGCTTAGCATCATAAGCTTGTTTCTTGGTTCTGATCCAATTAGCAAAAAGAGGGCATGCATCTGACTGCTTTCCGTAAATATAACATAAATCTCCCGATTCCGCTGCCGCGCATTTCAAACAAGGCCTACAATAATTACCATAATTGTTTCTTATAAGATTTTTGATTTGGTTGGATATAATTCGATTAATCCATGGATTAAGAGGCTTTTTAGTGTCGTACAAATGCCACTTTTTAAATATATGAATTCTTAGAATTTGGGAAACGTCATCAAAGTCCATCCATGAAAGTGCAGTCAAGTTCCACTTAGGTTTTCTCTTTTTTATTTCCGCATCTATTTGATCTATATAATCTTCAAATTTTGGTTTCTTACGTCTGGGCATTATCGGTAGACCGGGATGATGAACCAGCATCTCGAAGAAAATCTGCAGCGATAGAATCTTTCGAGTATGTGGTATCTGTTTCCCTCGTATAACCGTCATCCGATACTCCACCAGAATCCTTACCTACAATATCTTCTATCTTGTGGATATTTGAAGGCATTGAAGATCCTATTAATTCGATGTCTAGTTTTTCCATATTTGGAGCTTGGAATTCGTCCTCTTCCACCTCTTCTTGAACCATAGCTATTGGATTATTAGGCGCTGTTTTAAACACTCTCTTGGCGGGTACTTTAGATATACTGGCAAAAGCAGACCCACATCCCCCACAATATTGAGGTTTTTTTAGAGAGTATTCTGTTCCTGAACCGCAACTAGGGCAATATACTTTCATAACTATGATTACACTCTATATATTACCAAAAATAATAGATTTTTCAAAAAAAGTGTATACCTATATGAATATGGAAAATGTCAAATTCAAAACTTCGGACGGGATAGAGTACGAATTGATATGGAAAAAACCTCACCATACTTATAACGCTGATGGTTTGTGCTACTCACCGGAAGCTGATAATCCTAAAATTCTGGTTGACCCAAAGCTTAAAAAAAGACGTAAAATGAGTACTCTTATAGAAGAGGTCACTCATGCATTCTTTTGGGATAAAACAGAAAGGGAAGTCCGAAAATTCTCATCTGTCCTTGCGGGTTTAATTAATAAGCAAATTAAATAGTATCGCAATCCGCTAATTTTGAGACAATAAATTTGGTCAACTCTGATCGAACAATATCTTCTTCGTTAAACTCGAAAGTGTGAATACCCATATCCCTGCTCTCTTTATTATTGAAAATATCATAAAGTTTAACGAACCCTCCCCGATTTCCATTTTTTAAATCGGTTTGCATTGGATCAGCCATAATAATACATCTTGAATACTTACCAATTCTGGTAAGAACAGTTACTATTTCCCTGAAAGAACTGTTTTGAGCTTCATCCATTAATATAGCTTTTCCATTCCAACTCATTCCTCTCGCAAAATTAACCGGATGAATAGAGACTCTTTTTTCTTTTTGAAGCTTTTTAACCGTTTCTTCACTAAGTAGCTCATCCAGTTTATCCATGAAAGGTAAATTATAATAATGAAGTTTTTCATCTGCGTCACCGGGAAGGAACCCTAATCTAGAATCAGAACTTTCTACAGCTGAACGCATATATATAACATCTGAAACTTTTGATTGATTAAGTAAGCTTAAAGATGAATATACTGCCGTTAAAGTTTTTGAGCTCCCTGCCGGACCTTTACATAAAATAAGACGAGTATTTTTGTCTTGAGAAATTTCAATAAAACGTTTCTGTTTTTCCGTCCAAGGTAATTCTTCTATGTAGAAATTATCCTTAGGTTTAATTGGATCTCGTTGATGAATCTTGATCCGTCCGTCCGCAACTTCGAGAGAATCAAAATTCCCTGCGCTTTTTACTTTTGGCATTATAGTAAATTACACTAAATAAGTGTAACACTTATAGAAAAGTTATGAATGAATTAACAAACGCTATTCCCGAGATTGTGAATTTAACCTCTAATATTGAAAAAGAAGAGGTAAAAGGCTTTCTGGAAAATTTAATCGGTGAATATGGGTGGCTCTTGTTTGCGGCGGTACTAACAATCTTAGCGAAAGATATGATTATGAATTTTGTTCAGGGACTGCTTGTTTTTATGGGGAATGATTTTAATAATGACGACATTATTTATATTTCCGGCCGTCAAGCGCGTATAGTTCGCGTCGGAATTCGTAATACGGTTTTTTACATGACGGACCGCAGGACTAAAATGTTGGTTCCCAACGAACAATTAAAGTTACTGACTATCGAAAAAAGATTACCTAAAAACGGGGGAGAGCCTTATCTTCCCAAAGGTAGCGATTCCAATTTCATGGGATTTGAAGAAGTCCCCATAGCTCCTTCTCCTGTACAGGTAGAAGTAGTGGAGACGCCTTCTCCTCCCTCCAAAAGAACAAGAAAATGAAAAAAGTAATAGTATTAGCATCTATCTTTCTCATGGGATGTACTAGCGTTCCCAATCTTAAAGAAGTCGATTTAAGTATAACAGGATTAGAAATGGAATTCTATGAAAGCCGAGAAGCCCCCATTATTTTTGACTATAACGCAGATATAGAAAGAAGGTACCAAGAAAGAAAAAATCGAGACAAAGTCACTAATTATGGAAAATTAATGCCCATGACCAAAAAATAGGTGTAAAGATTATTGAAATGAAAGAAATCGATTTTACAGAGCAGATTATTAAATGGCGCGAAGAAGAAGCTGCTAAAACAAAGAAGCAGTGGGAAAAGATAGACACTAAAGAGCTTAAACGTGACACTAAGAAAGAAAAGAAGGAGCACGAAAAAGACGCCATAGAAGATGACGAAAGCAAAATTAAAAAGCTAAAAAAAGGAAAACCGTCCGAGAAAAAGAGTGTTGAAATTCATGACATTAAGAAGGACGAGAAGTACGATAAAGCTAAAGCTGCTAAACTGAGCACTAAACAAAAAAACGATTTGCCCGATTCTGATTTCGCTTATATAGAGCCCGGTGGAAAAAAAGATTCCGAAGGAAAAACAACTCCTCGGTCATTACGTCATCTTCCTATTAATGACGCAGCGCATGTGCGAAATGCTTTAGCCAGACTCGATCAAACTGATATTAGTGAAGAGGCTAAAAAAGCGGCTCTGAAAAAAATTAAAGCCGCAGCCAAAAAATTCGGTATTAAGGTTAGTGCGTCAGCTCAAATTGACTATTCTGACTTGTACTAATCTTTTCTTTTAGTTTCGCTAAAGAAAAAGCCCCGCGACGGCGGGGCTTTTGTTTTACATGTATCTTAAATTATTCTCCGGGTTCGTTGCCGTCAATAACCTTGTCTCTGTTGTTTTTAAACTCTTCGCGGATTTCTTTAATCCTTGAGTGCACTTCTTTTTGATGAGCCCTCATTGCTTCCGTCCATTCTTTGCGAGAAGCCTTCATCTGCTCCCGAAGAGCTGCTTTTTCTTCGTCGGTGGCATCTTTCCATTTGTTTTTGTCAAATCCACCTTTCATTTTTTCAGTAGCTTGTTTAAACGCTTCCTTCAACTCTTTGATTTTTGCGTCGTCTCTAATAAGCTTACCAAAAGCCTTACCTCTATGGTTGATTTTATTGCCACGTTTTTTAGCGTCTCCTCTACGCTTCTTTCTTTTATCAAAAGCGGCTTTAAGGCGTTCTTTAATCTTCTCGCGATCAATTTTATTTTCAGGACGTGGCTTCTCTGGTTTTTCCTTGTCTTTTTTAGGTCGAGCTTCCGCGGTTGATAACACTGATGCAATAACTGCGACCAGTCCGTATTTTAGTATACGAGATGTAAACATAACATTCTTTACACTGCAGGAAATGTGCCAAAAAAAATGTTTGCTTTTATTAGGAGTTTATTATAGTGAGTAGAACTCATTGGGAAATAATTCTCATGTCATTAAATTAATTGGGAAATGCCCCCCAATAGTGTAATATATGAAGTGAAAAAGAAACATATCATTATTGGCACGATATCACTCGCTGTGGCCATTTTAGCTTTCTGGCTGGTCCGTGGTGAGGAAATTAAAGAAAAGGCCGCAGAGACAGCGAAAGAAGCCGCAAAAGAAGCTGTCGTAAACAAAGTGGTCGACGAGGTGGCTGACAAAGCTAAAGAAGAACTAAAAGATAAAGTATTAGATAAATTATTGCCTTGAGTAAATATAGCGAAAAACGCCCTTGGGGCTCCTTTACAGTATTGGACGAAGGAAAGGGATTTAAAGTGAAACGTATCACAGTTGATGCGGGGGAAAAATTATCCCTTCAATATCATAAGCATCGCTCAGAACACTGGACAGTGGTCTATGGTAAAGCTACGGTTACAGTAGGGGAAAAGGTCCACGACCTTAAAGTCAATGAATCGATATATATTCCCGTAGAAGAGAAACATTGTATCGCAAACCATAGCGACGATTTTATAGAGATAATTGAGGTTCAAGTTGGTGATTACCTTTTTGAGGATGACATCGTAAGACTGGATGATCGTTATGGCCGCACAACTCCTAAGAACAGTGAAGTTTCACCTCTACCTTAAAGAACTACGCCAACGTAGGTTTAAAGATACAAAAAAAATGTGCATGATGCTGGGAGTTAGTAAAGATATGTGGCGTAAACTAGAACGCGGAATTAACCCTCCCCCTAGAAGATCACTACTAAGAAAATTTTGCATCTTAGTAAACGCTTTAAGCTACGAAGAAAATCAATTGTATACTTTAGCCAGAAGATGGGAGCCACATGAAGACACTAATACCGCCAACCACATTTTAATGGATTCTCGATCTAAGCCAGAATGGAAAGAAGCACTCATGGATCAAAACCGTCCTGACTATGCTCATAAATATTGGAAACCTCTAGATTAACGAATACGAGTTAATAAATCGTTTAGATTTTCAAAAGCTATACGGTCTACCCTTATGGAAGGTGGTCTTACTCTAGTGTTGGCTATACGAAGCCCAAAAATATCATCCGAGGGAGAAACTATATCTTCTACAAAATCCCACAGGCCGGTGTGCTTAGCCCAGTTGTAGTAAAGATCAGTATTATCTTTCTGAGCTTCTAATAATATCTGTCGCTCTTTTTGAAATATACTTAAATAAAGACATACTCCCCGAATGGCTAGTGAGTCACTAGGAGGCTCCACTACGCTTTCATAAAAAATGAGGGAATGCACTCACTGTTTTACACTTTATATATCGTGGTATATTTTAGACCTTAATGGAGATGGCTTTTTATTCGATTCCGTTTCTTGCGTATTTTGTTGCTCTTTCTTTTCTCCGTCCGGATAATGGTTGTAAAAAAAATAAGGACTATTACCATATGATCGATCAATATCTTCTGAAGTCATTTCTTTATCATAGATTTTAACTCGAGGAGGGCTTTCCTTATCATACGGAATAATAAAATCAGGATTATGCCAGCGCAAAAGATTATTGGGAGGTATGGCATAGTTTCCATCATCCATTTCCAGAAAGTGATAACATTTCGAATCTTGGTCGTTAGCGTATCCAATGTTGAGCTCATTAAGGTCCCCCTCGTAATCATCAATAGTAAATACATACTTACCAGAACGCCATACTCTGTCGCGGCAGAATACGTCCACGCGACGGTTTTGCAGAAAACCGAATGTTGTAACTGCGATATCATTATCTTGACAATCCCACGTCTGTAGGAGTGACAATCTTGTTTGCTCATCTTCAGATAACACATCGTAGTCCTCTTTATGGCAAAAGGCCGAAATTGGCATCTGCCAAAAAATCGCCCCAAAGCACGATTGGAAATGAAAGTGCATAGGGCGATTGATCATTGATTTTACACCAAATATGTACCCTTCTGTCAAGCCTGAGCTTTCCGGGCCAAAAATATAACTGTTTCTTATGAAGCATCCAATATATGGAGTGTTAGCGTTTAGTTGAGCCATTTTTAATTAATCTCGTGTAATATTATTCTATAATGCCAAGTGAAAATAAAAATAAAATAACTTTTGCGGATCTGGATGGGTTCCTCAAAATTGCTCCAATATTAGGTATATGTGTTTTAGCTTATCTTCAAACTATGTTTCCAAGTAAAGTAGAATTTGAAAAATTAGAAAATCATTTAATTCAAATGGATAAGAAACTAACTGAAATGGCAGTAGTCAATAAGACCATAACTAATAACTCAAGTGAAATAAGAAATATCAACGACAGAGTAAGACAATTAGAAATTCAACTAGCAAAACACGATAATCACGACAAACCATGAAATGGATACTACCTCTTCTTTTCGTCGCTAGTTCATATGCATCCCCCAATATAAATCCAGACATAGAAATCAAAATACCGGGCTTGGTTTGTCAATCTTGTGCTATTGGTGTTAAAAGAGGGTTAAAGAAGACTAACCTCATTAAAGCTATAAAATTTAACGTCGAAAAAGAAATATGCCTTGTTGAATACATCAGTATAGAAATTCACCCAAGCCAAATTAAAAAAATTGTTAAAGACGCCGGGTATGAAGTGAGATCCATTAAATGGCTTAAAGACAAAAAACCAAATAGGTACAACAAGCCATGATCTGCAAAAACAGATATTGTTTCGACGATACCTGTAAAGGCGAATGCACAAAAAAACAAACTAAAAAAAACCCCCCACCAGTTAAGGTGAGAGGTTCTGATTATAAGCTACTTTCAGACAACTAAAAATTATTTAGTCTCAATAGTTAGTCCATTGGTGAAATGAAGCACCCAGTTAGCAATCCACGCATAAACTGCGCCTCCTACCCAGCCGCCAATTCCAAATGCCGCGATACTACCTAAGTCAGCAGAAACCGCCTCACTAATCTTATTTATTCCACCATCAACATCACCTAATGCTCCAGCGCCGATTAAAGCTAACACAGGGAGCACTACGCCTTTGATAGCGCCAGTAGCTACTCCGAGCAAACCTAAAAAGTTAGCAGCAGAGCGTGTATGTATTTTTGTAATAGTCAGTTTTTTCATAACAACAATTAACCGTTTAATCGCAATCATAAACGATTAATTATATTACACGCTCTAGTTCCTTGGGGAATAACGTATACGAAAAAATCGCAGCCCCCGAAGAGGCTGCGACTAAGGAACTTATTTATTAATTATTAAGTTGCTCCGGCGCCAACGTTTCCACCTTCACCCACGTTGCTTTCTGGCTCAGGGGTAGGTGTTGGTTCAGGCGCTGCTGGGGGAGGAGTACTGGAACCTGCTCCAACATTACCTCCTGAAGTTCCTGCGCCTACGTTTCCTTCTTTTTCTTCTGGGAGGCCCATGCGACGTCTCCAATAATTTGCATCTCTACTCATGATATTTTATCTCCTAAATTAATCTGGATAGACTTGGCCTGTTACTACTGCTCCTGAAAAAGCAGGAACACAAGCTAAAGCCCATGCTTGAGCACCGTTACGAATATCGGAGCTGTTAGCCATCCAGCCAGAAACACTATTAGCTGTCCAACTCCAATCAGATGGAAGGGCTGGGCCGAGTCTCTTGGTTCCGGTTACTTCGCCGCTGACACCAGTTAAATCTTGATAAGGGTAGTGATCAGTACCACTAACCATACCACAAGAGTAACTATTCCATCTTTCGATAGGTGGTTTCTTTTGGTTGTAGTAATCTACATCGTGATAACCCCAAATATTTACATTTGCAGATTGGTCAGCTTTTGCTGATGCAGATGTATTAACCTCAACAATACCAAAATCCCAATAACTAAGTGTCGAGCCAGCGTCCGTTGTAATTGCTTTATAAAGTCCCATTATATTATTCTCCTGCTGTTAATGCATCGGTTGCTCCAGAAAAGAAAGGTACACAGTTCTTTAACCAAACGTATGCTCCACTTCTAAGGTCGTCACTTCTCTGCATCCATCCGGACACACCGTTTTCTGCCCAATCCCAACCATCAGGTAGATCGGGTCCGAGACGTTTCGATCCAGTTACTTCTCCGGATACGCCTGTAAGGTCCTCATAGTCATAGTAATCTACGGCACCAGAATATGGGCAGTTATACATATTGCCATCAACCGAGGGAGCTCCTTGATTACGAAAGGTTTCATTAGTGAATCCCAAGGTATTGATATTGGACCCGTAGTCAGTGCCCTGTGTGCCTTGGAACCAGTTTTCAACTCGGCTAATTTTCCAATAGTTAGCCTGTTGTCCATCATCCTTGGAAAAATTTACATTTAGTCCCATGTTAAAGAATATTACACATTAAAAAAGAAAAGTTCCACTTTTTTTGAAATCTTACTTAATAAAGCTATTCAACACAAGGTCGAGGTCTTTGACAAATTTACTGTTACTTACTAGGCTTTGGCGGCTTTGTAAATAATCAGATGTTTCTTGTATTAAATCATCGTCTTCGAGCTTTTCCGCCGCTTCATCTAATGAATAGTAATAGAATGGGTAATCTTTACCGAGATACTCTACTACAGAATCAATAGGGTTAACCAAAATAGGAGTCTGGCGAGATATGCATTCAACAACGGCGTTATTTGCAATAGCATCATATAAATCAAGGAATACGACAGAACGGGACATAATTTCATCGTATTCATCATTAGAGAGCCGATGGTTTATCAAATGGGTGCAATTTTGTTTATGTCTTGTTTTAAGATTAACTTTACTTATGAAATAATCATCCTCCCCATAGCTTCCGGGGCCTTGAAGTAATATTTTTTTATATTTGGTTTTAAGCCTAAAAAAAGAATCAAAATTCCTCATCCACCAGCCGACATGTATTACCTGACGCCGAAAGTTCTTAATATTAAACTTTACGTCACATTCCTCGGATGGGTGATGCACGAATCCCACAGGGATATCTATATCCAAATGACTCAAGGAGTTTTTAACCTTCAGAGCGTAGCATTTACTAAAAGTAATAAGACCAATACAATTCTCCATAAAAGCCCTGTAATATTTATTACCGTACAGGGAAAATATATTCTGCTCCCATCTTGTGTTCATAGAGCCCAAAGAAGTACAAGGATTATGAAACATGCTAATCCATTTCTTCTTCATGTGGGGAAAATAGTTGAAATCCATTTTTTTACCCCTCCCAACGTTAAAGGTGTGCTCAATCATGGCGTCAAGCATTACCTCCGCATTATCGTTATGGAAATGTTTGGTAATTAATGCGGAAACCCCATTCCAACCCCACCTATGTATTGTCGTTGGGAAGGGTTGGGGGTTGTAAAGGTTTATTTCTGCCATAATATGATTTTTTGTAGCCTTTTACCTTTTCTGGATTGTTTTTTTGCCACTCCTTAACTTTCCCTACTATTTTCTTTTTGTTTTTTTTGTAATAAGATTTAGCTGTTTTGTTATCGCAACTTTTACAATAATATTTCAAACCGTCCTTAGTACTACTTTGTTTCCTAAATTCGGATAAAGGAAGAGTTTCCTTACATCTAGTACATGCTTTCATTTTTTTCTTTCTATAATATTTTTATATTTTTCCCGGTTTTCTTCGGGGATCATTTCCCAGACTATTTTATTGGTTTTATTTATATTGTCTTTTCTCCATAAAGGTTGAAAATTTATATAATTATTAAGAGCCATTATTTCTTCCTCTGTTTTCCCCAAGGAAACAGGAATAATATGATCCAATTCCCACTCTCCGTAATTTTTCCAATTCATCCCTTCCTTAAATTGCGATTCTATATGGGATACAAAAAAATCGTAAGAACACCCCAACACTTGATGAGTTCGAGACCTTTTGGTATAACCTTCTCTTTTTAGAGATGTTCTAAGGGCGGCGCTTATAGATAATTTCATTCGAAAAGCGGGATTATTGTCACGCTGCTTATTTTTCCATTCCTGAATTTTCTTTCTGCGTTTTTCCTTATTTTTATGATACCATTCCCTTGTTTTTTTATTTCTCTCCTCTCTCCATTCGGGATCAGCCCTTAGGCGGGTTTGGCGCTCCTTACAAGCGGCAAGTAATTTTTCTCTATTTTTTAGATAGTATTCTTTGCGGTAAGCTTTCCGCTGGGGACTTTGGGAGAATGCCTTTCTTTTTTCGGGATCTTTATATGGCATATGAATATTATAAAAACCCTTTCTTTAAATTCTAAAGTATTTTTGAAAATATATATTTTGCTTAGAGTCGGGTATTTTTGAAAAAGTATAATAAAAAGGCTTGGGTAGAATGAAATTAGACACCCCCCGCGCCCCCCGCGAAAAAACAGGCTTTCCCCTTTTAGAAAAGGGGGTGGTTATTATAATGAGGGGGGAGTGTACCCGGAAGGCTGGGCTATGGCTGCTCGCCGTATTCCCAAGGGTCGGTGCTGTTCCCATCCGGTTTGGGCCAGAATTTACCATCCGCGCAAGTCTCGCACACAGGGATTTCTTCGCCATAGTCACCGTGATTGACCACGCAGCTTGACGCAGGAAACCAACCCTTGCATGAAAAGCACTTGGTAACATCCTCGTCACCATAGTCCATCTCATTATCCTCCAGCTTGGGTGGTGCACCATAGGGAAAATTATTGGATGCGTGCATTGGCAGGTGGTTGTTGGTGTTATCGGTTAAGGCGTGGAATCTAGTCATGCGTAATCCTCAAATCATCGGGGGCAATCGAATCCTCATAAAAGGAAACTTCAACTACTCGGTGAATGTCA